ATCCTCTTCCCCTCCTTTATGTACCATAGGGTGACTCCGGTGACAAAAGGGCGAAGGCTTTCTTTAGTGTCCTGGATCAATGGTCCGGACTTTTGCTAGGAATTAAAAAAATGATTAAAGTAGAATTTAAATATAAAGCCCACCCTAACTCTAACATCTTTAGATTCTTTTCCGATAGTGAAAAAGCGTTGAAGTTTTGTGGTGACGTTGGTAGTGGTTGTGAAATTTTGGCCGTCTACGACGTAGATACGAAAGAGTCTTTTTGGACCGGGGATAAGAAACTGCTTGTGGAGTGATTTTGTCAATGGATGCAATTGGAAAATACCATTGGTGCTGGCAATGAACTTTCCATATAATAGTATTAAATATTTAAATGGGGCAATTGTGCCCTATAGTTATTTCTAATCAAGGAGAAAGAATGAAGACCGTTGGTGATCAATTAGAACCGTTTGTAGTGACCGGAGTTAATCCTGGCTCGGATCAATTTTTTGACATTACTGAAAAGTCCTTTGAAGGCAAGTGGAAAGTGATTGTCTATTATCCAAAAGACTTCACCTTTGTATGCCCAACAGAGATTGTAGCATATGATAAACTGTTTCAAGACTTTGCCGACCGCGATGCGGTGTTATTGACCGGGTCAACAGATAATGAATTCTGTAAACTGGCCTGGCAAAAAGCCCATCCCGATCTTGGAAAGATCAGACACATTCAGTTTGCCGACACCATTCGTGAGGGGTACCCTACCGGTAAATTTACCGATATTGTAAATGCCGATAATACCTATAAATGGAATTGCGGGCTTATTAACCAGCTTGGCGTATTCTATCAACCGGCAGGGGCAGCACTACGTGCTACATTTATTGTTGACCCTGATAATGTTATTCAACACGTTACTGTTAATAATTTAAACGTAGGTCGTTCACCTGAGGAAACACTTCGTGTACTGGATGCATTACAGACCGGAGAACTCTGTGCATGTAATCGCACCGTTGGAGGAGAAACTCTTTGATTGCTACATGGTTAATGGTAGGGCTTTTAGGATGGCAAGTCTTTGGTCCTGCCGTTAACAATGCCAAGTACACTTTTACCGTTGATAGTGATGGGTATATAATTAGAATGAATACTCAAAACGGATCTATGGAAAGGTGCACCAAGCAATTAGTATGTCAATCAGATATGGAGAAAAAAGATGGAAGCTAGTGCCCAACAGAGAGGATTAGAAAAGTCAAATAAATGCTGGTGTGGTCGATCGAACAACGGTCAATGCCAGGGATGGCATTCGCTGACAGAAGAAGATTATATAGTGATGGTTAACGAGAAAATAAAAGGAACTATGGAGACAAAGGATGGATTGGGTTAATCAAATAAAGGAAGCATTACCTGAGTATGCAAAAGATGCCAAGCTTAATCTCGATGCTGTTATTAATCGTTCTACTCTTGATGTTTTGGAGGCCTCAGGGTGTGCGCTTGCAGCAGCCATGGCCACCGGGAATGGAAAACTTGTTGCATTTATTCAAACTTCAATAGAAGATGAGAAAGAAAGAAACGCCGCGCTTACGGCGTCAGCCATTATGGCACAAAACAATGTTTGGTATCCTTATGTTGAAATGACCGAAGATGAAAACTTAAAAGGTCTTCCTGCCCAATTGAGAATGAATGCCATTGCTACCCACGGCGGTACTACTAAAGCAAAGTTTGAAGCGTATTCATTAGCAGCCTCCATTGTAGGTAAGTGTCATTTTTGTGTTAAAGCACACTACGATACTTTACGCAAAGAAGGTTACACTGTTGAACAGCTGCGTGATATTGGACGAATAGCAGCCGTAGTTAATAGTATAGCAAAAGTACTAAATAGTTGAAGTAATTAAAAGAGTAGTATAATATTAACCAAAGTCTAAGCTGGATGCAAAACCCGCTACCCCTCGGTAGCTTTGGATTGCTTAAGGATGACGATAACTACAAAGGAAATTTATATGAAAAAGACAGTTGCATTTTTGACCGCTATTGCTTTTGTAATGCCCGTGTTTGCTCAAACCAAGCCAGCAGAGAAAAAAGAACAGGCTAAAGAAACAGTTAAGGCTCCTCCTCCACCAAATATTCCTGAGCCAAAACATGCTACAAAGCCTGCAGCAAAACCAGCTGACAAACCAGCAGAGAAAGCTGCTGCTAAACCAGCTGAAAAGAAAGAAGCAAAGAAGTAATAAATAGTTTCATGATCGTATGAAGTAGATCAAAAGGTGTTCTGGACGGGGGTTCGATTCCCCCCGCCTCCACCAAAAGCATGGTAGCGAAAGACGCCTAACCAGCGACCCTACCTACAAGGGAGAATACGGTGAGTTGGTTGTTACTGTGGTGGTAACTAATTTTCTCACACCGCTGTAGGATGCTTCTGATGGGGGCGACCGGTTTCGACAGGGCAATGAGTAGAGAAATGGACGATCCGGCAATGTGAAAGCCGTAGGGTTGAGACTTCTCGGCCGAAGAAACAAAACGTTAAACGCAAACGACGAAAGATTTGCACTGGCAGCCTAAACGGCTTGTCGGAGTTTTCAACCTGTTTTCCTTGGCAACAGAAAAAACAGGTTTTTACCTTTTAGAGGATAAAATGCAATATAACGAAATTAAAACATTCGAGAGAGATTTTATTTTAAACTACTCACCTGAGACAGTTTACTTCTCTCTTAAAAATATAAACAGATTGCACAAATGGCATCCCCATATGTACTTTCATGACCCAGGTCCTCATTTGTTGGAGAATACGTATCAGGATTGGTACGGAGATAGGGACAATGGTTATGTTATTATTACTAACTATTTTAATTTAATTGATGGTGATGTGTTTCTTAGACCGCTAGTGTTTTTACATAGACGACCTGGTGATATGTTTTCTGTCTCAAGAAACAGACTTCACATTGAATGTGAAAAAGTAGATGATGAAAATAGTACAAAAGTAATAATTACTAGACGCTTACTTATTATTGGTGATAGGGACGATATTAATAATAAAAGTTCTATAGATGAGTCTTACACAAGAACAGATCAAATTGCTAATGCAATAAGCTCTCTTGCACCCGGTGGTATTGATAATTTGTTAGTTTTACCCAACAAACCAACTAGATAATTTTTTTTAACCGAGTGTAGCGCAGCCTGGTAGCGCATCTGGTTTGGGACCAGAGGGTCGGGAGTTCGAACCTCTCCACTCGGACCATATGGAGGTGCCTGAGAGGTCCAAAGGAGCAGTCTGCAAAACTGTACAACCATGGGTTCAAATCCCATCCTCCATTCCACACCCTTTTAGCATACATAATAAAAATAGGAGTAATAATGAAAACTTTTAAAACATTTTTTATTACAGAAGCTAAAAAGTGCCCAGAGGCAACTCATAATATTGATGTTAATTTGCAGAACAGGCAGACTGCTATAGAAGAATATCATTATGGGCCTGCCAACCCTGATATGCCTGGTAATTATTGGAAAGAGGCTGCTAGTAGCTGGGGAGTAAATGAAGCTACTGCCAAGACCATGAAATGTGAGAATTGTGCGGCGTTTGATATTTCAGATCAAATGAGGGACTGTATTGCACAAGGTATTAAGGGTGATGAGCAAGCAGCTGACGCGATGGCTACAATTAATCTAGCCGATCTTGGTTATTGTAACTTCTTGCATTTTAAATGCGCTGGAACTAGAAGTTGTTCTGCCTGGGTAACAGGTGGTCCTATCGATAACAAAGATAGAGTAGATGCTTGAACTAATAGAATCTTCTTTTTCTAAAATTACTGCATGTACACTTTCTATTGAGAAAGAACTATTTACAGAAGATAATATTAGATGTTTTGATAATGATGGATTTGAATTAACATTGTTAGAGCAAAACTTTTATACACAAAATAATTTTTTTATAAAAGACTACCTTAACCATAACTGCTTACAAAGTAAATGGTTAGAAATAAACGAAGAAAAAAATTTTGTTTTAGATCATGCTTTACTATTAGAAAGAAAATCATTTGAAGGTGCTTCAAGAGAGCAGTTAAAAGAATATGTAAGTAAATTCCCCCAGCTAAAAAAATATTTGTTGGTAGTACCTAAGTGGGGTATTGATTTTGCTTTAGAATTTTACGATAATGATCATTATATTGAGGTCTTACATATTGAGTATGATTATCATTCTTATGCAATTGCACAAGAAGCTAAACTAGCGTTTGAACAAAAGCTTTTAAGTACCGACTGGAATGATTTTGTATGTTCGTTGAAAAATAAAAAAGATAAATGGAGCAGTTTAAAAGGATTTGATCAGAATAATTGGAAAGCAGCTTTCTGGGGATTACCGAAAGCAGAAATTACATTTAAGTCTTTTTTTGTATAGAATGTTGACCTGTAGTTCAGACGGTAGAACGGCGGACTGTTAATCCGTATGTCGGTGGTTCGATCCCACCCAGGTCAGCCAGTCGCGCCCTGTTAGTATAATGGCATTACAGTGGATTTGTAATCCTCTGATGGCAGTTCGATTCTGTCACAGGGCACCATTACGGAGATGATATGATTAAATATGTTTTAATTATATGGTTAGGAACAATGGAAAATTATGCTGAGTATGCTGAATTTAATTCGTACAAAGAGTGTGAAGAAAAAAGAACACAGGTACTTAAAGCACTCACACAAGCACAATCACAGATGAATGTAAATTGCAGAGCCAGATATACATTGGAAGGAAAAAAATGAGTGACGGAGGAAAAGGATCCTCTCCCAGACCGTTTTCTGTAGATAGAACAACGTTTGAAAATAATTGGGATAAAATTTTTAAAAAGAGTAAATGGGATTACTATAGTGACTTACCTAGCCCGGATTCCTACTCTGATGATTATCAGGATATTCTTTCTACGGAAGATTGTGTAATCTCCGCTCTCGATAAAAACGAAAAACCAGAGTAATAAATATTTAACGGTTGATGTAATTATCCACTGATACTATAATATAAGTATCTGACTGTAGCTCAGTGGATAGAGCAACAGCCTTCTAAGCTGTGGGTCGCAGGTTCGATCCCTGCCAGTCAGGCCAATTTTATAGGAGAAGTAAATGGAAATTCTTATTCTTGTAGTCGTAGCGGTAGTCATCGGTGCTGTGATTTATATTAATCACAATAAAAAGGCCATCGATACTAATAATGATGGTAAGGTAGATGCAGCTGAAGTTAAGGCCGCAGTTCAAGCTGAAGTCAAAGAGGTTGCTAAAAAAGCAACTGCTAAAGTCAAGGCTGTCAAAGAAAAAGTCGCCGTTGCCAAAAAGACCGCTAAGAAATAATCTTAAGCGGTTGTGATGGAATTGGTAGACATAGCAGACTTAAAATCTGCCGGCGCAAGCCGTGCCGGTTCGAGTCCGGCCTTCCGCACCAATCAAGAAAGGAATTAAAAATGAGCGATGGTGGTAAGGGTA